TTGAAATATTTTGAACGCGTTTAGAAAAACAGGGCCGTCAAAAAACGTCGTGTAGTGCGTTACACCCTTTTGTTGAAGGTACGTGAAATACTTAAAGCCGTTAACTGTAAAGTTACGGCCTGTGTCAACGTTAAACGCACGCCCTACCATTTTTTTCTTGTTTGGACCTTTGCCTCGATGCGCTAGGAACACCGTATTACCAATCTGGACAATATCCGTATTAGGCAAGTTGATTTCCGCAGCGATCGCTGCCATCACAGCCTCGTTAGAAAATTTCATTTGAGGCATGTTGTAGATTGTCTGAGCGACAATCTCAGGTCCGGGTAGGATTTTCTCGTTACTGTCTACAATAACCATATCACACTTCCCGCGAAAACAACGCAGCCGAGTAGATATTGCCCATTCCAGCGGCAAGACTGAGGATAAGTCCATCGGGTACAGGAGCGTCAGAAGACAAGAACACAGGATCATCCTGAGTCCTATTCAAAATCTTAGGCACATAACCAGATTTTAGGTCATTTAGCAGCAAACCAGTCTCCAATAATCCGCTAGCGCCCATGGTATGTCCGATACGTGGTTTGTAAGACGTAGCTACAAACTCGTTAAGAGAACTTAAAAGGGCCGATTTTTCCGCAGCATTATTGACTGGCGTGCCAGTTCCATGCGTTTTGACCAACCTTACATCATTTTGATGGGCTTTGGCTACAAATAATGCGCCTTCGATGGCTTTTATGAAGCCAGAACCGTCATTTCTCTGGCCCAGAGGGTTTGTATTGTCCTCGGCAGAGCTATATGCGCCTTTAAATTCAGCCAGTGGAGCCGCCATCCCGCTATGTTCTTTCTCGAAAATAGCTATAACTGCACCCTGCCCGATGTAAAATCCTTGGTTATAATCGTCAAACGCAGACGGCTGCATCTTGTCCTCGTCGGCGTATTGTAGGCTAGCCCCTGCCTCCCCGAAGAACTCCAACACCAAGTTGTTTACGCTGTCCTCACCGCTAAACACGATCACACGGTCAAACCCGTAGTTCATCATGAGATTCTGCATGTTCATCAGGACGTGCAAGCTGGAAGCGCAAGCGCTCGCATCGGTCGATACGTGGTCGTGAACCCCAAACATAGTGGCGATCCGACCTGCATAAATATTGGTTAGTACAATAAATGGTACTTTTACCTTGTAATGCAGTTCAGCTTCGGGATTTTTGTCGTACCGACCATTATTACCCATCCAGCCTTGGTTACCCGCAGCGAAGAGGAACCCAGTCTTACCCTGCACGGGGTTGTCTAGGACGTAGTTGCGTAGCTCCTCGTCGATCAGGCTCTCTAACAAGACGTGTGGCGGGTACTTAAGGCCAGACTTGGCCCTGCGAAACGTATTCGGCAGGATGTGGGCATGTTGAGGGAATGCTATGTCGTCTATCAACTTCTTTTCAGTTGTGCACGCGGTTCGGCATTGTGTTAAGTAAATCATGCCAATTCTTTCACTAAGTCTTTAATTGTTTCAAACTCGTCTTCGGGGTCTTGAGTTTTTTTCTCCATGATAAAATCACGCAGCGCGCCGACACTGGATACGGGCCACTGAGAGTCCATCTCCTCTTCGACGCCATAGGCATCACTTAAAACGACGTAGGTAAGCATAACATCGAGGCTATCTAAACCTGTAGTGTCTTCATCTATCGGGGTTTCAAGGGATTCAGCGGGGATAAAGTCTTTTGTGACTACTTTTTGCGCAGCACCCACCGCGTTGAACAGTTCAAGGAAGTCAAAGGCCATTTGTCGCTCCTGTTATAGGGTACCTTCAGTATACATATTTTGGTACAGGAGACAACAATACACTATAAGTTGCTAACAAATGATACCGCAACGACAGTGGATGGGATTCCGGGGTGAAGTGATGTAGGTGCAGTGGAGTCAAGCGATAAAGATAAGTCTGCTGTAGCCCAATACATTTCGATGTACTGACCTGCTGTTAGATCAATAGAAAAGTTCCAAAACACTGGCTGGTTAGAATTACCTTTAATTGTCTGTTCCTGTCCACCATAAGCCACATCGGTTCCGTTTTTGTTAATCCACGTAGTTATCTTAACATCAGAAGAGTTAGTGTGTGCGGTTTGTAATGTCACTTGGAAGTTGTAAACTCCATCAGCCGTCACAGTAATCTGTGTATTATCTGCACCCGCTATACTTACCCCGTTGCCGATATAGGTATTTTCAAACTCCACAGGATAGCCTGTATTAATAACCGCAGCCGTTTGGTCAGTGGTGCTATAAAAGAGACCCCGTGGCATGTACAGAAACTTGCCACCATCGTCGGTGCTGAGCAACGTGTTGAGAGAGTTAACCAAACGATTAAAAAATAGCCGCAGAACGTTGCTGTTCTGGTCCATAAATGGGCGAAGGTACTCTTCAGGAGCCAGTGGTAGAGCAGGCGGCTCTGCTTTCTCAATTTCGTTAGCCATTAGCGCCTTCCATCAGGACGCATATCTACGCGGGGCGATCCTAGCTGCCACTTAACTCCAAGGTCAGTGGACTCCATTTTGAGCGACATCTGCCGTCCCCGCACGCGGGTATTAACCTGCCCTGTAAACTGCTCAATCGGCACGGTAGCTGTGCGTGTTACTGTCCCTAAGTTTGACCCGCCCTCTGATAAGGGGCTGTTGTATCCAGACCCAGAGTTAGCCAAAGGCAAGAGGCTCATTGTAGCGACAGGGCTAGTCGCGGTAGAACCGTCGAAGGTCACATCAGGCATAATCCGCCAGATAAAGGCAAACTTGTCGCCGTCGTCGAGGTCAAACTGTCCAGACGTAATAGTTGCTGTAATCGGCACGGGGGTGCCTGTCTCATTGTCGTCTGTGCCCTGCTCGTGATTGACAAGGTTGTAGCTGTAGGTAGCCGCCAGCGGGTAGTCTCGCAGACCTGAATCGAGCCACGCAGTGCGCCCCATGGTGCCGTAGTACCATGTTTGTTCGAGGTAGTTAAACACCACGTACTTATCCACGTTATTACTACCTGCTGAGCAGTAGAACCACCAGACTTCGTGGAAGGCTTCGTTAGTACCCGCGAATACTTGGTCGTATTGCAGCTCGTTAAAGTCACCAAACACAAAGCGCCGCACGTCGCATTTCAACGGCTGACTGCGACCATCGTACATGTAGAACTTATCTTTCCCCATCCAGAACGCTACACCACTGGCAAAAGCCACGGCGTTTTGAGACGCAATGGAGATGTTATCCCCGATCAACTGAGCGCCCCATACCGCAGGTGCGCCTTGGTATTGCAGGGAATACAGGGAAGAGTTGGTCCAAACGAGCACCTCTTGGCGAGACTGCTTAGCAGACACAATCCGTGTGCCACGCGAAAGCCGCAAGGAACCCGCTTGGTTCGTTGACGCTGGAGTCCAATTTGTAGGGTCTTCCTGATCGGACCAGCGAATAAGCATCGGGTCTACCGTAGCAGTACCAATATCGTTAGTGCCAAAGCAGAACACAAAACGATTTATGTCCGACACAAGAATAAAGTTTTGCTGAGTAGGTACGTCTGACGCACCAGCCAAAGATGACAGATACACGCCTCTTGTACTCACGCTATTGGTTGCATCCCAATAAAAAATGCTCCCGCCACTAGGGCCAAAAATAAGGTCTTCGCCGAAGTTGGATTGGCTCCAGAGACGGATTGATTCAGTAGAAATACCACCTACACCCCAGACACCCGCACCCCATGTGCCACCGCCCCAACCAGAAAGAGGGACTTCATACGGCTCACCAGTACGGATTTGATACGCGCCAACAACTGCGGCACCTCCGTTACCTGTGTCTGATCCATCAGCCAGTACAGGCGTACCAGTCACATTGTCTTTGGCTTCGACCTCGTAGTTATCGTCGTCTATCACCACAGTAATCTGGTATTCTTGGTTCAGAATGTCGGCAGTAATATTGCCTCCGAGGGACACCGCGCCGCTGAAAGTAACAAAGTCATTCGTACGAGCACCATGCCCGTTATCAGTGACCGTCAGGGTCGCATCACCACTTACCGCAGCAAAAGTAACATCCCCAGCCGTAGTAGTCGTCCGAATCGGCGTAATGTCGTTGTAACCGCCACCTTGTTCGAGATAGAACTTCAAGTGCGTACCGACACTAATCAAGTTAGTACTGCCGAGCGTTACCCAGTTCCACAAGGAGCGACATATACCAAGGAAGGTAGTGGCCGATATTTGCGACCAACCACCAATTTTTTCTGGAAACCCCTGCCTAAAGCGAACTTTATCGCACTCGTACCAACCACCTTCGTTGGTATAACGTGTTACTTCGCGGTTGATTCCGGGTTTGAATATAAGTTTCTTTAAAGGCATAGGATCACCTACATAGTTTCACCAAAGACTGGTGGTAGTGTTGTGACCTCAATGGACACACTTTGCTTCAAATTTAGCGCTTGTCCGCAATCTGAGCAAGTATCTGCCTCAAGTTCCGCTTCATCGAGGTCATAACCACAATGCGCACAAACAACTTCTAGTCTGTGGGTCGGTTCGGTTACACCATTATATTCGCGTGCCCGCACTGTCTTTTTCATAGTACCATTCCACTGCGCAATTTTTGGCGAGGAGATTAGATTGTTTA